CTTTTATCCATGCGTTTGCAATGAACTCAAAGTAAGTAGCGATTCCGCTCATGACTGCTTTGACGCCGTCTCGAAACCATTCGAATTTATTGTATGCAAGTACAAGACCAGCAATGATTGCGGTGAACACAATCAGTCCTGATGCCACCTGAAGCGCGGTGAATGACGTTGCAAGAAGAGCGTTGACGCCGGTTGCTACCTTTGCTGCAGCTGTAAAGACAACTACGGCTGCGGAGATAACGCCGACGGCAGCTGCGATTGCAAGGAACTTTTCGGGGTTGTCTTGCGCCCATGTTGCAAACGATTGCAGCAGAGGGAGGATTGCTTCAACGGCAGGCATGAGTGCAGCGCCGATTGACTCCTTTGTTTCATCAAGGGCAACTTTCATCCGCTTAAATTTGCCAGCGGTGGTTTCGGCTGCGTCTGATGCTGCGCCACCGAAGGTCTTTGACATTGCTTCCATGACTTCATCTAGTGATGCGCCGTCTTTAATCATTTGACGGAGTTCAGGGGACAGTTTTGCTAATGCTGTGAAATTTCCGCCGTAAGCCTTTTCTAGACTTTTTGTGACTGTTTCAAGACTGAGGCCTTTTGCCGAACTGATGTCCATAGCAGCGGATGCCAGTTGTTGCGCCTTGGTAATATCCCCAGTTGCTCGGACGAGACCAGAAAGTGCCGGACGAAGTTCACTGTCGGTCACTCCGAGTAATTGACCTTGGGTGGTAATCCAGTCCTCATTGGCCTTAATTTGGGCGTCGGTTGCGCCTGTGGTGCGTCGAATCTGTTCGGCAAGTTTGTCCTGCGCGGCTGCGTCTTCAATTGCGCCTTTGACTGCTGATCCAAGTGCAGCGGTCAGACCTGCAAGTGCAGCAGCTGCGGGAAGTGCTGCCTTTTGAATTGCAAAATTTGCGCGCTCGCCATTGGTCTCAAGATTCTTGAATTCCTTAATGGCTTTTGAAATTCCTTTTTCGTTGAATTCTGTGACGATTGGAATTGAAATTCCAGACATTAGATATTTCCAATCAGGCGATTTGCTTCGCGCATTACTTTTTGAACAAGGTCTTTAATTTGTCCGTTGACGTCTTCTTTGTTGCGTTCGTAAGCGCGCCACATTGCGCGACTTGGTGAACCATATTTTTCTGTCAATGCTTGCGCCATTGGGGAGCCTGGCTTTGCTTTGCCTGCCATGTCAAAGAGTCGTGCTTGAGGTCCAGTCCATTTCATTCCGAAGACGCCGACGTTTTTTGTGAATCCATAAGAAGTGTCTTTGATTGCTTTTCCAGATACCCAGGGTTTGATTTGACGGGCAGGTTTGACGTTGCTCCAGGGAAGCATTTCAGTCTTTGACTTTGTAATCCAGACTCGACCCATTCCTGAAAGTGGTGGTTTGTCTGTTGGGACTAATTCGATTGCGTCTTTGACTGTTAACTCCATGATTTTTTTGAAATCTGCAGTTATTTCGCGACGAAGAGATTTGTCCATTGAGTTCAAAATTTTGAGGGCATCCTTGACTCCAACGACTTCCATGTTGAATTCGTTTGTCATCGTCTGCTCCTTTGTGATTTCTGTTGTTCGTTCAACACGTCAACAACCGTGAAGAGATCGTCTGTGTCGAATGGGATGTCGGGTGTCCAGTATCCAGTCGCGACAAGAATCTCCGCTAGTGAGCGTCGGAAACTGCCGCTTCTGTAAAACTTGGTGCGTCCTCCGACACGACGTCAATTGCCTTGGTTTTCTTGATGAATTCGTCAAAGGCCAGCGGGGTAGTGATCCCTGCAGCTCGGGCAGATTCGAATGCAAAGAATGCAAGGTCTTCTGCGCCGATGCCGTTTGCGAGACTGGATGCTTGTCGTTTGAATTTGCGTTCCCATGCGACGACAACGAAGAGATTCGTTTCGCATTCATATGGGTCGCCTTCAATCGGTGTTACTTGTAGTCGGATTTTCATTTGTTTCCCTCTTCTATTTTTTAGACGATGTCTCGTACCCAGGTGCCGTTTGAGAAACTTACCGAGGCTACGGCAAGGGTGCCGATGGACGACATGATGACCGGAGCGGCGTCAAGTGTGCACGTCGTGATGACGAACTCTGGATTGCTCGGACCTTCTGTGAGTCCTGATGGAGACACTGTGATTGAGCATCCACCCGCAGAGACAATTGCGCTGAGGAGGGTTTCGATTTCGCCGACGCCGTATGAAAGATAGAGGTCGAGGTTGACCGCCACAGATTGCAAGCCCTTGGTCGCCTGTCGACCTGTATCTGACAGCGATGTGCTTTCGAGGAGCTCGTAGCCAAGCATGACTTCACATTTCGAAAGTTGATCCGAAACGTCAATTGCTGATCCGCCATTTGGGGTGATGTTGCAGGTTGCACCTGACAGGAATGTTGCTGTTGCCATTGGTGGCTCCTTAGTTTCTCTTCACGGCGATTGCCACCGTGAGGTCGTATGTGGGTATGTCTTGCCCGCCGTAGTTTGCATTGCCTGGACGGGCGTCTGTAACTGCGATGGGCGAGTTCATGATGGTGTCAACTGTTGACATCAAATAGTCTCCGCTGTCTTGGTTGCCTGGAGGGGCTGCCAAGATGCGAACGGGAATGCGAAAGTCGCCGACGTTGTAAGTGAACGAAGTCATCACGGGAAGTTCAATCATCACGGACATTGGTCGCGCGTTGCGCGGGTCTGTGACGGGCTTGAGACCGAGCGCGGTGAGTTGTGTTTTGATTGCGTTGACTGCGTCAACGAGAATTCCTGTTGCAGCCATTACGCGACCTGTGGTCTTCCGCAGCCGATAAGAGCCATGATGCGTCCCATAGTTGAGGGAATGGGAATTGAAGACATGGAATCGAAACTGGCGAAGGAATCGGCACTTCCGCGCTCGCGATACAGGGTTGAGGCATAAAGAATCCCGCCCAATTTCACGGCAGCGTCTGGCACCGTTGATTGCGAATCGGTGTAACCCGCTTCTCTGCGTTTCCGAAATATGTAGCTATTCGAAGCTGCAACGCAAGTAGTGATGAAGGCGGTGTCGTTAGCGGTTGCGACGTCGATGCCCAAGAACTCAAGAACCATTGCGTTTGTGATCCAACTGATGCTCGGGGTGAAGGTGACTGTGCCGGTAGCAACAGAACGCTCAAAGTCTGAGCCTGCGTTCACATACATGAACTGATAAAGACGAATTACATCGGAGTCAAATTCAAGGTCGCCCTCTTCAGATACCCCGATGAATTCGAAGTCTTGTGTTGAAACAACTTTTGCGGTTGTGGAAAATCCGTGACCTGCGCCTGCAATGACGACGGAATCTCCGACCTGTATTCCTGTTTCAACAAGAGTCTGAAGGACGGCGTACCCATCGAGGCGCGTATGGAACGCGAGATCGTAAGTAGCCATCGTTCAGTCCCTGTCGTGTCTCAGGACTAAGCCTGAGGGATCTTCATGAATTGGTTTGCGTCAATCATCTTCGGAGCAAAGTATCCGCGCCATGCGACGTTGCGTGAAAGAGTTGATGCGCCTGCGCCGATGTCGGCAACGATTGCACCCTTCTGCTGTTCGTAGCAACGGAAGGCACCTGTTGCAGCTGCACCAACAATGGTGGTCTTTGCTGCGAAGTTGGTGTCAACCACGAGACGAAGCCCGAAGACTGTTGCGTCGCGTGAACCTGGGTTCATTGTTCCGAATGCGTTCATTGGTCCAACTTGTGGGAACAACGGACGGTCTGATGTGTCGCTGAGTGATCCGAGTTGTGCGAATACATCGCCAGACACGAAGAGGTGATCTGGGAGGTAGTTACCGTTGGCAAGGATGGTGTTTGCGCAAGCGTAAACTTTCTGTACCCAGTCAGCAGGGTCAGCAACTGCGACGTTGCCGGTGGTCTGGACTGTGCCGGTGAGAAGTGCATCTGCTGCGACATCGTCCGTGAACAATGCGTACTTCTTGCCGAGGTCTTCTAGCAATGCGCCAAGAACTTCAGGATCTGACCAATCGATTGAAGCTTCGGAGAGCTGAACATAGCCTCCGTAAATTTCTTTTGTGATTTGGATGTCATCAACAATGAACTGTCCAGCAGTGATTGTGGTGTTCTGAACTTCAGGTCCGCCAATTGAGGTGTGAGTTGTGATTTTTGGAACGATGAAGACCTTGCCTCCTTGAGGCATTGGTCGCGCGCCGATTGCATCTACGACAGGGCGCAAG